ATCGTCTGTGTCGTAGAGTCCCACTACAAGTTCCTGTACGCTTGGGTAATTTTCTTCCCTTGACCTTTTCCAAGCAAGTGCATCATATTCTGCATTATGTCTAGCAATTTCCACATCTATTTCTTCATCAGTAGGAGGAGTTTGATCATCAATATATTTCATGTTAGTCCCATCACTATGACCCCATAATGCTCCACCAACTAACGATTTAATTGCATCAAATCTTGTATATTCCATGTCCATATTATTCTCCTTTATGTAGTACGATCATCAATATCACCTTTGTATGTTTCAAACACAAAACTCATGTGATTGTTACCAGAAGCATGAATTGTGGTATTATTAGAAGAACCATCAGCACCAGAACATAAACCAAAATATTTAGTGCCACTTGTTCCAAAAGGAACTACGTTGATAGAATTGTAAAATCCGTATGACCTAGCTGCAGTTCCAGATGCTGAAATCAGATTCCGACCAACAGCGTGTTCTCTAAATTTTACTCCAGATCCAAAAATATCGCCTGAATTGCCGGGATCAGAAGTGTGCATACTTACTATTACATGAGCCCTTCTTTCAGCAGAACTGCTATTTGTTGTTTCTGCTGTGATGACAAAACTCCATTTAAGAACATAAGTATTTGTAGCAATTAATGTTAATGGAATATATTCTTTTACTATTCTTTGATTCCCATCAGTAAATTGGACATCACCATCTATCCAAGTGTAGGTCTTTGTGTCTAATAGATCACCTGTAGCAGTTGGAATTGCATCTAATCCTGAACCTCCTGTTACTCCTACAGGCAGGACACCAGAAGTTATATGTGCCGCAGTTATCCCAGTTGGTGTACCAGTAAATGCTGGACTAGCCTTTGGTGCTTTTGCTGTATCCAATGCTGTAAGCTGAGTCTGCACGTTGGAGGTAACTCCATCCATGTAATCAAACTCTGCCGCAGTTGTGCCTCCTGCAACGTAATCTGCCAGTATACGAGCTTTTGTCATGTGTTACTCCTAGCTTTTAAATTTAAAACTATCTGCAAAAAAGTCTTGCCAGAATTT